AGTCTTTCAACACATAACCGATGAAACCAATAACTATTCAGGAAGTGCGTGACTCAGTAAACAAGTTTGAAATTGATTTAAAAAGAATTTACAATGATAGGATTAAAAAGTTACAGACTAAGACCAAACCAACCAAGCATAGTGAACATTCTAATAAGACTTCTAATAAAGACAAGGATGAATTTGATGCCCAAGCGCAAATTAAGCGATTACAAAACGAACTTCAATCTCGAGAATGTGAAATACGGATATTACGTGCTAGATTGCCAACCGTTATTTCTGCACTAGTACAAATTGATGAGTATCGTGATATAATTTCTCAAAATTTATATTATTCCCCTTCACATTTAAGCTTGTTCAATGGAATTGCTTATACTTCGCATTACGCTGGAATATTCCTACCCTTGCTGCCTAAATTTTTCGATCAAGCAAAACTGGATCATTATAAACAAGTATTCAATAAGTTACTATCACCACCTAAAATAGATCAAGCATATTTAGATGATAATTTTGTTTGGCTCGAAAATTTACAGGTTTTTTCAGAAGGTAAAGTTAGATACATACCTAACATATCGTATAGATCATTGTGTAAGGTAATCGATGAAACCGAATTAATTATTAAAGCTACCGCGAGCACAGATACTAATAATAATGATTATAATTTTAGAAGAATCAAGAGAATTAACGATAATGGTAAAATGCTCAAATCATTATTTAAAAAGAACGCGGGTCAGCAGCGATTTGGCACTATTCAGAAAAATACACTTTCAATGTTTTATGTTAAACAAAGACTATGTGAATCCGAATATTATGTAAATCTACCGGATGATGATGAGGTAAACTGTCCGAAAAGTCTCATTAAGAAAACTGCCAATAACTTCGAATCATATCTGGCTTTAATGGCTATAGTTAGACACTACAATGGTTTGCCATTTTATGGAAAACGAATGTCAGAAACATCTAGTGAGGATATTCTGGTTAAAAAGGATGAAGATTGTAGCTTAGTATTACCTATAGTTTGTATTGCTCTATTGAATGGTACTTTGGCAGAATTATTAGGTGATTTAAATGATAAGACTGCAGAAATATATATCGATAACATTAGTAATTCCTTATTAGATCATAGTTTAGTACAAGGTCAATTAGCTTTACGTAAACATTTACGTCCTTTGTCATCTTTAGTATATGATCAGTTTAGGGTGATGCCATATGTTACGCGTAGCGAAGATGGACATGCATCAAAAGTTACTTTAGTTAGGACGGATGGTGAATTTTTTGAATCTGAACAAGCTAGAAGTAAAATGTACAGTGCTTTGGAAACATATCCTAGTATTAAAATGGTTGAATATATAAAACATTGCTTGTCAAGAGCTGAGCATTATAATAGATTAATGGAACAAAAATATCTAGAATTGATGGGTAATGATCGTTTTCTTGGTATTGATGTTAAAACATGCGACCTAAGTATAGCTTTTAAAACGCTAGAATGGTTAAGAAGAGTTACTATGTTATTTAACACCTTAACTAATTTCGGTATTTATAATAAAACATCTTTAATTTTAGATTACAGAAAATCGACAGGAACCAAATTCGTGACACCTATAACACGTCCTGCTCCAGCAAAAACCTTAATAACTAATGACAGTAGACTCACTTTTACATATCATTGGCAACGTAGTAAATTCAGTCATTTATATGAGTACTTTAATATGAATTGGAAACATACCATAGTTACGAAGTTTAATAAGGAGAAAAGTTTTGAAAGGTTCTTTGTTCTTAATTTAACTAATAGGTCTGGAGGAGATAAACACGTGGATCCAAATTTACCAGAATCGTTACAAAATATTTCTAACGCTAGAATAATTTCTTTCCTAATAAACAATGCGAAGTATTATGATACAGCTAAATTTTTGGAATTGTTAAATGCTGCAGGTAAGTGTTGGGTGCGTCATCAAATTGATCGTAGGGGTCGAATAATCGTGATCGTCCCAAATGCGATACAAACTAGTGATATCTTTCTTTTGCATGCTTTTAATACAATTAAAAATAATGAACGTCTAGGATCAGCAATGGCAGTTGGAAAACAGGTTGGTAATATACTTGATGCTAATAAACAGTTAATTGCTTCGGGGAATCACATGGATTTAAAGAATAGTAGTGATATGTCTGGAATGGATGCTCATACTATTCCTGTTATCACGTGTTTTTTGAGATATCTTATGATTGAATGTTTACAAATGCTAGATAGAGACAGGAGCGAAGGATATTTTACTGGTCACCGTGGTGAAAGTGTTATGATTACTGAAGGCTTACTTCGCACCGAAACTTTAGAATATGTCCATCCTGAAAGTGTTCATGTAGCGAGAGTGTTGCAATCAATGTTGCCTAAAAATCTTATTTTGAAATCTGATATTAATTCTACTGTATTAAACAACTCAGACCAAACATTTATGTCAGGACTTTTTGCCACGTCAGGACAACACACGATGTTTTTAGTATTATTAATTTCGGCTTTAATTCAGAAAAATCAATTAAGCCTAGGTAACATTATTGTAGATAACTATGTAATGGGTGATGATATTTTCCAAAATATAAAGAATGGGGTTGTTCATGATGATCAGGCTAGAGTATGGATTAACTTAATGAAGAATGAACTTGAATCATTTAATTATGAGATCGATGGTAATTATTCAAAATATTCAGCACAATTCCTGCAACAGGTTGCATTGAATGGTGTGTATGTTCCGTTACCCATGCGTGTTGGCGTGTTCTGTGATGAGAAAAGTCAAACATTATTTAGAAATCCTGTTGACGTTATTAAAGTTGTTACAGACATAACATTGACGCGTGCCCAGAGATCATACGCTATTGATAATGCTATGTGTTTGGGACCTGTTTTTTGGAATTCAATCCGTGTAAATAAAATGAAAGCCAGAAAAAATCAGATTTTATCTTTAGTTCGGACGATGACAAGAGTGGATTTGTTAAATCATGATATTATTACTCCCATTAGTGATGATTCATTTCTAATAATGTATCCTTATTTCTGCTTACATACTAATCCTATAAATTGGCCGATGTTCGGTATAGTGACAACACGTTTAGGACCTGATGACACTGTGATTAATGAGTTCAACCTTCCACAGTCAATGACCGTGTTAGGTGGGTCATGTTCGCGTAGTCATATTAATCATATTTTTGCTACAAATAGGTATCCGATGGGAATTGACATAAAGAAACATAAACCTTTACCCGATTGTTCCACATATATTGATTGGAGTGCTCGAAATTCATTTGGATTTACGATCGCGGAACATTTCAACGCTTTTCATCGTATACGGAAGTTAAGCGCGGTGCGATTAGAAGAAGTAGGTGGGAGTGTGGAACAGATGGCTTCGAGTTTAAAAATGTATAGTAATCAGACTAAGCTTTCGGCTTCTTATGCTTCGTATCAAACTTTGTTAAATAGTGGTATACATGTTCCAGACCGATTATGTTATTTTAATGCCGCCAAAACAAAAATTAACCAAGCTTTGGAATCTCGATTAGAAAGTCTGGATGAACAAATCGCTATAGATTTATCGTATTACACATACATTAATAATTATACAGTAATACCGACTGGAGAAGTAATGCGAGAGCACGAGTTATCATGTGTAACGTTGGATCCACAGATTTTTAGAATAAAAACTGATGAAGAAATTGAAAATACTGAGTTCATTGAGATGTCAATAGATAAACTAATTAATGCTAAGATTCCTATACTGCCAGGTTATCATATTAACTCAGATTACGGTAAATTGTATCTGTATATGGGTCGACCTATTGTTAATGATGATGAACGTGTTTTGATAGGTCATATTACTAGTATGTTGAGTGCGTCATTTGATATCGATAGTGCTGTTGATTTTGGTATTAGAATATATAATACACAACCAAATAAACTAGCTGATGTAGCAATAACTATGGGAATTGAACCTGATAAAACTATATTGTTTGAGAATCTTGTGAAGAAATGGTCCGCATACGGATATAGAACAAAATACTCTTCTATATTCAAGCCTTCATTGTATTTCGCTATTAGTGGGGACTTGGATGTGGCGTTCTCATATTTAAATGAGACTACGTTTACAACCCGCAGGACAAGTAGAAAATTAACACCAATCTTGCGCGCTTGGGCACGAGACATGCTTTTTATGTACATCCGTCATCTTCCCTTAACCAAGTTTTCAATATTATCTACTGACTTTTGTTTGAAAGAAGCTTTAGGAACTAAGAGATTACATTATTCTGAGATGGCTCTGAATAATCATTTTAAAACTTTGTTGAGTTACGTCATACCTAAATAATAGTGAGGGAGTATTAGGAAGGTCGTGTTGAGAAAAGTTGTC